GTCAGACCCCGTAGGATCGATAAATATAGGCCATGCATCTCCACCTAGACATAGTGTCGTTGATATCTCACAGCTAGGTCTATCTTTGTGCCTTTGTAAGATATTACCCTTTCTATAGAGCCTTGTATAAGAATACGTAGGCACTAATTTAAGTCCTGTCTTATTCTGCATTACAGCTATGGTTTTAACAAGTAATGTTTCCATTAATCTATCACTATATTTAGCATAAGAATTTGGAACTTGACGGTCATTAAAATTACCAACAAGTTTATTACCTGCATGAGTTACACCGTTCTGTAACATCCAATGATCTGCCTCTGCTGATATCTGTAAATACCTATAGGCTATGTCGGCTATCTCTTTTGATATAGCACCACGTATAACTTGATATTTATTTTTTTTAAAACTCATATTTGTATAAAATTATAAGATACAGATATTCTCCAGTTCTTCTCACCTTTATCTGTATTCATATTTATATCTACACCATGGGGAAGCCAAGATGGAAAAAAGATCATACGTCCTTCCATAGGTTCATAAGCACAAACTCTCCATAATTGTTCAGGTAGATTATCCACTCTTCTAGGCATGTGCTGGTTTGGCCCTGGTCTAGGGTCTTCTAAAAACAACTTGCCTGAGTTCTTAGGCACTTTAATATAGTACACACCCGACCACATAGAGTTAGGGTGAGTATGTGTTTTGTTGTAGCTGTAGGTTGGATTTATATTAGCCCACATATTACCAAGTCCCAATTTACCTGTAACACCATAATCTGCATTACACTCATAGGCCATTT